AACCTCACGCGCTGCAGGCGGAACTTCACTATTGAGGGCATCTGAGATAAAATCTCCCACTGGTAGTTCCATGTGCCGGATAGCAAGAGCGCGGTAGATAGTTTCTTCCGCGCCAGTTCTTACTGATCCCTTTGTAGTAGCAACTGGGGTCCAGGTACGCTTCCGTTCTAGGAGTGTTTGATAAGGATTTGTTGTTTTCATTCTTGGCAGTCGCAGGTAACGTCATTTAGAAGTTCCTCCAGATAAGTGTCTACTTCGCCGTCATCAAGTGCTGCATATACATTTGACTTGTCTTGCGTGTTCCCCATAACCTGAAGGCTATAATATAAAGATGTCTGGGGCGAGCGCAGCCACTCTGCAACGAATTCCTCATCGTAGGTTATAACGTCACTCCAAGAGTTGAACGAATAGCCGTGCAGAAGTCCAGTCCTATCTAGCATTTTCATAAGTTCGTCAGCTACCTTTTTATAGGCATCCCAACCAACTTCAGAGGCAATCTCAACCTCTCCATATTCATAAGTTTCAACACCGAAAGTACCGCTGTCACGGTCTACAGTGCGGCCGACAGGTGGAGCAATCTCTGGTGCGCAGGTGAACCCGTCAAGGTCCAAGCTGCGGTAACTGCAGGATGCAGTCGGAGCAATGGCAAAAGCACGATCCATCTTGTGTGCTCGTGCAACCATTGCAGCCTGTTCGACACCCAAATAAAATTGAGTAGCGCAATAGAAAGCGTGGCTATTGCCAACACCTCCTTTGTTTAGTTTCTCTAGTGCATCACCAAACTCGTTGTAGGTGATATTTTCACGTCGCAGGAAGTTTGCAAGGCCAAGCATGCCAAGGCCAACCTGTCGATCTACTTCAGGCGGGAGGTATTCCCCACTACTTTCGACTCCAGTGGTCGCATGCAACGCACACAATTCAGACATTCCATCGTTGAAAGCTTTTGGAAGATCGTTTGGTTTGCAGGCACCGAGATTAACGTGTTGTAGTAAGCAGGTTCCTCGGCTTGGCAGGAACACTTCAAGACATACATTGCCACGAACCCGTCTGTTGTTGTGGTCATACTTAACTTTTACGAGCCAGATGTCTCCTTGTCGGATGCCTTGAAGTAGTGAAGTCTTTGTGGATGGGGATGATTCATCCCACCACTCTTGGGTAATATTGACACACCGTTTAACCCAAGGGAGCTCATTACGTGGAGCTTCAATGAATTCTTGAATATCTGGGTGATTGAGATCAAGATGTAGTACACATGCACCATTCTTATAATGGCCCCCCCGTCGAATAACTTCATTTAAGGTGCTATAGATCTTGCCAAAGGAAACAGGACCACTAGCGGTCAATCCTTTGCCGTTTTCAGTACCTTTAGCTCGAAGGCTTGAGAGGTGAACAGCTACACCTGCGCCGTAACGCAAGGCATGAGACACGAACTTCCAGCTGGCTTCAATACCATTAGGACCGGTCATGCTGTCATCCACGAGGAAGACAGTGCATGAAACCGGCAATCGTGACTCGGGGTTATCGATCCAGGACTGAACACGTCCTGTACGAGAAATAAAATTAGACATTATACGAGATCAGACAAATCAGGTGGTTGATAATTAGGTCCTTTGAGGACTTTCCCGTCCTCGCGCTTAATTGGTTTGCCGTCTTCACCAAGCTTGGACAAATTGGATTTGTGGACGCGGCGTAGCGCTTGCTCAATATCCCAGTTCATGTTTTCAGCGTACTGAGCACAAACGTAGATAAGATCAGCAAGTTCTTTTAGAGTGGCTTCCCTGTCTTTTGGGTGCATAAGGATCATCTCCTTGTCAGCTTCAAGGAACTCCTTGAATTCCTCAACGATCAAACGCGTCTGTCGGTCCCTCCCACTCAAAGAGTTCGGAATGCCGAACTTGTTGCGAAACTCGATCGCTTGATTGCTCAACAAGGACATGATGGTTAAGTTCGTTCTCTAAATAATGGATTGCTTTCTTGAGATCAGCTTCCTTGCAGTCTTTATGACCAGCACGGCAGATATATTTAATTGCACAGCCCAGGTGGTAGTTCAGGTTCTGATCTCGGATGAAATCCCAAACTTCTATTTTTCCTCGGGTGTAGTAGGTGGGTGAATGGGCCACTGTTTCAAAAGGTTTGAGAGTGAATTTCCTAGCGCGAAGTTCTGGCGCTGGAGTGCCATGAATAGGGTGATGATGTCTTTCTTATCAGCTTCAGGTAGTAGATCTTCAAGCCGTCTTAGCTTGAAGCTCTGCTCCATCGTCAATTCTAAAACTGGGGGAGGGGGTCCAAAGTCTCGGCTCTCCGGCGTCAAAGTCATAATCGTCTACGGTAAGAATCTTTGCCAGTCGCGCATTAACTAGTGCGGTCTCTTCATCGAGATCCTTAGCAGCAAATGCATCAACACATGTTTTCCAGGAGTAGCCGTGTTCTTCAAACAAAGCCACTGCTCTCTTAACTCCAATGCCAGGGACACCGCCGTAACCATCTGTCTGGTCACCGGCTAGTGTCTGTACCAAATGCCACTTAGCACCTTCTACAGGTGTAATGGTTTGGACGTCATCCATGTTGTAGAGCTTGCCTGGTATCTGGCGCATATCTTTGTCGGGCGAGACGATGACATTGCCAGGATGTTGAGTCGCATAGATACCCATGGCATCGTCAGCTTCCAAGGTAGGCATGAGGATCACCTCAAACTTTTCCTTAAGTGCGTTGATGACACGTTTGTAGCCACACGGCTTCTTTCTATTTCGATGCCCTTTATACTCGGGCAAAATTTTCTTCCTAAAATTTACTGAGTCACTGAAGAAAAGAATGACTTTTGGTACATCCCAAAGGAATGCGTTGGTTATTTTTATTAGTTCGCGTGCTACGGCTTCATAGGCTTCAGAGAACTTGGAAGTAACGAGAATAACGTCATCTCCCCAATCGATCTCTGTCTCGGCCGCGGCACAGCATTTGTAGACTATATAGTCTGCATCAATTAGAAGTTTCATATGTTGCTACGATAACGATCCGCCCACCTTTTTCTGGGGGATACATGTAATGTTTCTCCCCTCCGAAAGTGATCACATCGTCTTCATGAGGTGAGTAGTGCTCACCATCAACAACAGTATCTCCGCCAGTATCGTTCAAATAAATCAGGACATTCTCATGAGGGAAGTCATGATCTACATGTGGGATGGAAGGTAAAAGTGGTGCAGTTGGGAAGGTTAAGTTAGCGTTAATACGATACAGCCCTTTGATTTTTACATCATTGAACTCAAGTATTTCCTTCAGAGCAAAGCACACCATATTGAAATACGGTGACGCTTTAGTTGGGTAGCCAATGTGTTCCGGTCTAATTAGAATATTATGGCTCATGAAAGGCATTCTTTGATGCCCTTCAGGTGGTTGCTCAAACTGCAAATCCTGCGAATAAGACCAGCTGAGGTTAGGGCCAGTGAATAGCTCTTTCATCTGCTGGTATGAGTAGAATCTAGGATTCTTTAGTCTGTTAATCATTAGTGTGTCTCCGCCCAGTTTGCACCGAGCTTGGCTTCAGCTGCAATAGGCAGCCGCATTTTGTAGTATTCACCGGCTTGCACGGCAGCTAACTCAAGAGCAAACCTGAGATTTTCACCGTGCTCTGGATCAACTTCATATTGGATCTCATCATGGATGAAACCCAGCTGACTACAACAGAATTGTTTGGACATATCGTTAGCTATTACTAGCCAACGCTTTGCTACCACTCCGGCCCCCGATTGGAGGCAAAAATTGAGTGCTTTATGCGGACTGTCAAGGATGATCTTGCGTCCATCAAGAGCTTTAATATAGCCGCGCCCGCCTGCAGTTTTAATAGCAGACAAAAGATCAGCAAGTCCAGGAATCGCGTCAATATATGCAGCACGAATCTCTTTGCCTTTCGCACGAGCTTCTTTATCGGATAGTTGTTTATCAAAGCTCTGTCCTAACTTGAGATCACCAGCGCCATAAAGAAAGGCGTATGTGACAGTTTTAACGGCTCGTCTAGATATTCCAATCTTGTCAGCATTGGTTTGGTGAATGTCACCGTTGAGAAGGATGTCTGCGTATCTTCCACCGTCGTAACGGGCCAGATAGTGAGCAAGCATCCGAAGCTCAATGCCAGACAAATCAGCCCCGCACAGCAGTTGACCTTCAGTTGGTACAAATAATCGTCTGAATCTATCTTCACTAGGTACTTGGGCTAAATTGGGATTTCGGTGGGAACATCTATGTGTGGCACAGCTAACTGAGCAATGGTGATGAATTCTTTCAGCAGTCGTAGATAGCTTGAGCCATGCGTTCGTGCCTTCCGAGATCATCCCCAATTTCTTCGTAATATCCAGACACTTCGCGAAGTCCCCGGCAATCGAGATCCCATCTGAGGCAATCTCCTTCAATATGATCTCGTCGATAACCGGCTTCCCAGTATTCGTCTTCTGGGTCGGAGTCCAGCCATAAAAAGTGGAAAGGATCCATGCAATATGATCTCGCGATGTTGTGTTTAGTTCTTTAAGTCGGACTGATTCGCAGCCCTGAACATATCCTTGCCTTTTGTTATCTCTTTTAGGAGTGAACGTCGTGCCTTGGACGAAAGGGTGCCTTTTTTGTAGTACTTCAGTAGTCTCTTGAAGTTCTTTTTGGAGAGCCGATGCAAGCTCCCATGCAGCGCGTTCATCAATTCGCCATCCATGTATTTCTTGATCTGTAAGTATTTCTGCGACTCGAAGCTCTAACGAGATCCAGTCAGGTAAGGGCGGAAATGGTTGCACAATTTGGTGGTTACGTTTACATCTTGCACGCAATAGTCCTCCATCTCCTGACTCCAATCTTTCCAGTCTGTGGTCTTAGCAAAGCTGCCTTTGTATTCACCAAGCCTGTATCCATAGGATTCAAGAGAATGCCTTCCATATAAGTTGAGAGGCATGTGAGGCCAATTCTTTTTCTTGTCTATATCAAGCATGTTGGGATGATACAAACGTGAGAGCACTAAGGTATCGACCTTTTTACCCTTAGGCTCGAAAAACGGATATAGTTTTTTAATTACTGGTATGTCATAGTTGATGATGTTATGACCAGCAATAGCATTAGCTTCCTCTAGATATGTGATGCCTCTAATGAGTGGATCTGTGTTTCCTTGATCATTAAAGATATGCATCTTCTCTTCTTCAGTGTTATAGATAGCAAGGCAATGAACCCTGCTCACGTCTTTAAGAAGCCCGTCAGTCTCTAAATCAAAAATCAGCATCGTCACCCCTATGAACGCATGGACGTTCCTGGTGACCCTGCCAATGAATTGACTCAATTAAAACAAACGCACCGAATATTAGTATTGCCAGGGTGGGTAGCAAATTCATTTAGTTTTCCAGGTGTAAGTCTTATCAACAAACTGAGCCCTTTTAACGGCCTGTTCAGTAGGTGGATTGGGGCGCTTTAGACGTTCTGATGCTTCATACCAAGGATGTTCCCAAGGTACATTTTTATAACCATCAGAAATCGGTTGCCGGATTGAAGTCGGGTTTAATTTCATGTTCAGTAAACTTACAAGTTTCTAGGTCATATCTAAGCGTTGATGCGATGCCAGTTTCGCCAGAATATCTATTTTTAAGGACTCTAACTGTTGTATCAGAGTGTTCAGATCCGTCCTGTTGATTTCGCTCCAGTGCGATGACTGAATCTGATAACTGAGCAATAGAAGCGCTTCCACGTAACTGACCGAGGGTAACTCTTCCTCCCTCCTCATGATTAATATCGCCTCCTGAGCGACGTAAGTGTGAAACTAAAAATAGTGCGATACCTGTACGTTCAACAAGTGACCTAAGTTTGGTCATAGTGATATCAAGCATCCGCCTTTCATCACCTTCCAAACCTGATAGGAGAATTGAGAGGTGATCTAAGAAAATAATCTTGGTGTCTAGTCCACAAGCAAGATATTCAATTCGGTTGTAGATAACATCAGGGTCATAAGACCCGAAGCCATCAAATAGAAACAGTTGCCACTTGGCTAGTGTTTGTTCGTAAGCCTCAGTTAGCGTCTTTCGGTCATGCTCCCCTAAGTGGTAGGGGTGTCCGAGATGTGAGGCCATGAGTCCGAGAGCCGTACGATGGTTGGATTCTTCAAGCGCCACGTAACCGACCCTGCACTGCTCACTGAGAAGATGAGTTGCGAGTTGACGGCAAAAGGATGATTTCCCGATCCCGCTTCCAGCAGTAATCGTTGTAAGCTCTCCATATCTGATCCCGTGAAGCTTTCGGTTGAGTCCTGAAAAAGGATATTCATAATCCGATGGTGGTTGGGGTGTAGTTACAAGCTCAAGTAAGTTCTTACCTTCGACGATTCCATCAGGTCGATAAGGCTTTGCATTCCAAATGGCTTCTTTCAGAGACTGTTGATCTCCAGCCATAAGAGCGTCTGAGGCATCCTTGTGCGCCTCTAGACGGGCGATCTTTACCGTGCCAGGTGGTAACACACTGGCGCAGTCTTCAGAGGCCTTCCTGCCGGCTTCATCGTTATCGAAAAATAAGACTATTTCGGCATAACCTTGGAGCCACTCAAGATTTTTTTGGACTGATTTCTTCGCCCCAGCAGCACCAGTAGGAAGGCTGACGTGCGGCCAGCCAGGCATAGCTTCTGCTCCTGACGCTGCATCCAGCTCTCCCTCATAGATGATAACTCGTTTTCCTGTATTAGGGAATAAATACTGGCCGAAAAAGCATCCATGAGTGTCGCCTTCATAGGTAAAAGTTTTATCCTTTGTCTTGAGCTTTGCGCCTAGAAGGACGCCATCGCGGCTGAAATAATGGAAACGTAATCGTGTTCCGTCTTTGTAGATTTTGTAGAGCTCGCAGGTTTTTTCTGACAGCTTTCGTTTCTGCAGCCTTTGGGCTGAGCCTTGGAGGTGGACATTGCTAGTCATTTGAGAGTGAATATTGCCATCACCAGATACATAGGTATGGCAAGCGAAACAATAAGTGTGGCCATCAGAGTACAAACTATTCGCATCTGATGAGCCACAAGATATACATGGTTCATGTCTGATAAATTCAGATGAGCCATTCAATTGGGATGGTTGCATATGAGGCCCATTTAATCCCGTGCCGATCGCACCATTGGGCGTACGTTGTTTTACTTTTCTTTGATATTGTGTTGTAGGGAGCTTGAAAGACCATCCGAAGATCTACCAGTGGATTTTGTTTAATCACTGCTAGTACTTTCTGACGGTCCTTACTGTCCCAGTACCCCTTAGTCTCCAGCCACACCCCATTAGGGAGGCAGAAATCTGGGGTGTAATTGTGCTGGATTTGATAAGGGATCTTTGTGCTTTCGTACTCAAATGAGACACCAAGCTCCCCGAGCAAGTCAGCGACTCGCTCTTCCAACTTGGATCTAAAAGCCACTTGTTATCCAGTAATCATATAATTCGTCGAAGTCATTCCACTTTCAGAAATCATCGTCTTCTTCTACGCTGCAAGGTGCAGCAGGAGTTACGTTGGGATCATTTGTTTTGAAGCCATCGCATTTGCCAAACAGCTCAGCAACAGCATCAGCAGACATATCGCCAGTGTCCACACCAGCTTCAGCGTTCAGGCTGACAACTTGGACACCAACCAGCTTCAATGAGCTGCCATAGGTGACACCATCCTTGAGGATGTAAGGCTTTTGATAGAAGCCAAGTTTGACCTTGCTACCTTCATACAAGGGAGCATCAGTCACAGGCATACCCTCTGTATCAACAACAGGAGGGCGGTTCTCATCATTCCAAGAGAACTTGACTTTGTATTGACCCTCAGCAACTTCTTCCCAAGGTTCGGGCTTCAGTGTGCTGCGCTTAGGGTTCTTCAGTTTTGATTCAGCCCACTTAAGGATATTGAGTCGTTCCTCTTCGAGAAGATCGACAACATCTTGACCAACTACAGCGCCTAGTGAATAGCCATATTTGCTTGGCTTCAGGACAGCTTGATACCCCGTCAGGGTAACAGGAGAGTCAGTCTTGTGGATAGTACGTGCCATTAACAGAAAAAATAGGTGGATTCGATTACTGATTCCGGTTGAAGGTCACCAATAATCGGCGGTTTAGTTTTAGCTCCGATTTGTTCAGCGAAGCTATTTAGGTAGTCATGCTCCGCAAATAAGTGCATGTAAACTTCGCGGACAATGCTCGATAAAGTAGCCATGTCACAACTACGGCAGAGAACCGAGTCGTGTATGAGGGCCAACGGTGCGTAAAAGCGGAGTGCAGATAAGTGGAGTAAACTCGCATCTAGTGAATGAATAAGATTGGGCGCAGTAGCATTTTTGTGGTGAGCTATATCAACTTCATCGGTATAACCATCAGCAACCTTGACCTTTACTGTGCCAAGTAGCTGAAGCTTTACTGTGGAAATCTTAGCTTTCATCAGCTTCTGAGTAACGACAAAACCAGAGGGAGTAACCCACTCAATTTCATCTGCTCCATCTTTAATTACACCAGCTACTTCATCCTCAATCCATTTCATTACAGCCATAGGACCGGGTACAACCCTGTCCATGGCAGCTCTTACGGCTTTTACAGTAGCGGTTAAATCGTCTTTATCTATCTCTACGTTCTTCTCTTTTAGAGCATCTCTAATGTACTGTCTATTACTATAAGGTTTAGCATTATATGGAACTGTCATTACTACACGTTTAACAGTTTTCCTGTCCATATGTGGACGCATTGACTCTGGTACGTGAGGCTTTGCTTCTTCAGCTACGACTTTATAAGCATCCTGAGGTTCGCTCCCAGGGAGTACATTAACGAGCCGAGCTGTAGATTTATCGCGGGCCATCCCTGCCAGGATTTGTAAACCTGAGCACGTGGCATCCACAGCGATAGGTAAAGCGGTGTAATGGCGAGAACAATCAATAAGACAAGCATAATATTCTTCGCAAGCTGCTAAGAAACACCAAGGTTCGTCTGCTGCTTCCCATTCAGGCAAGTTGCCTATTGGATCAGTAGCGACCTTGGTTATCAGTTCATGGTTTTCTTCAGACCACTTCAACCGTTCCCGGATAGTGGCTTTATCTAGACCATATGTAGTGGCACACTGAAATGCCAGCCATTCCTCTGACTCTGGTGTAAGAAATCCTTGCTCATAAAACTGAAGCAAACTCTTACCAAAGTCAGTATCTTGAGGTGTTAAAAATGCAGGAATTGGGTAAGCTCTACCTCTGTAATCAAAAGACCACGGAATGTAGAATTTAGGGACAGTCTTAAATCTATTAACTGCCTCCATCGTCATCCTTGTACGGCATGACTTCCTGAATTCCTGCGCATTGAGGTTCATCACCTCCGCAGCTCGCCTTCGATAGTCCTTACGGGACTCCGCATTATCTGCGATATCGAAAGGCTTAGGTGGGAGCTCGTGGTGAACAATAGGAAGGAACTTACCAACCGCTCTACCTCTTTCTTCCAGTTCCTCAGCAACCCGTACCACAAAGGGATTTAGGGTGTAAGCAACCTTTTGAATATGGTTGAGAAAATTGATTGGAGTTTCCCCCTGTATAAGGGGGCCATTGCTCCCACGGCGGACCATTTCGTGCCCGCGCATCACCTCGTTCAGGATGTAGCCGCCTGGTCTCTCATTTGACCAGTCATTTGGCTCGATCAGCATCGGCCAAGTTAGCGGGCTGAATAGCTCAGCGTTCGCCATGACTTGATCCTTGATCTCGATGAATTCAGGAGTAGGAACTACATGATTGTGTGTCTTCTTTCCTTCCCGTCTCGTGTCAAGCATGAACCAGCCGCTGGCAGCCATGATGCATTCCAGCAACCATGTGCCGAGCTTGGTTTCAATGATCGAGCCCCACGGTTTCCATTCTTTAACGTCATAACGCTTCATCAGAACAGAGATCACCTTGACCTTCTGCTGAGTGCCAATAGAAGCGTGCCAATAATTTTCTTTTAGTTTTTCTAGGAGTCCTGGCGCATTAGCTTCGTAGTGCAGCATCTGACACTCATCAGACACTGCTTTACCAATAGCCCGAGCTACAGAAACAAGTCGGGTGTTCTCTACTCGATAGCTAAAGACCTTATCGAAGGTCATTTTGCAAGCAATGGCCGCGGCCGCCTCAGAGCTGATCTGTGCCAGATGAGAGTGAATCTCGCGGAATAGGACCCCGTTCTTCCGTTCGTGTATTCGATCGTAGGTCTGATCGATACGTTGGATCACCAGAGGCAGCAATGTGTCTATCGACGCGACGCCATATGGAGAAGCTGATGCGTAGTCTTTTTCTTCGAGCTTCTTAGTGTTGTCACGCAATCTCTTAAGACCGGCTTTTATTTGCTGACGCTCTAGTTGTATTTGTTCATCAATTTCTGCAGGTGTAGGCAATAAGAATCCTCGCTAGATCCGATATTTAACCCATATCCACTTGTGGATGGGTGAGATATAAGAAAGGGCCAGGGTTTTACCCCTGACCCATCCACTTGTGATGCCGTTTTGGCGCTGGAACCTGAAACTAGCGCGTCTACCAATTCCGCCACATCCGCGTAGCGGTAGCAAGGGTTTTCAGCAATGGCTCATCCTTGAGACAGGAGAGAATTGCAGCCCTTTGCCACTGGTAGAGGTTACCACGGCACCCTCTAGACGCCCTAGATACTCGCTTGAGCGAGGTGCAGCGTCTTATCTACGCACTTGGCATAAATTAATGTTGTCTCAATACGCTTGTGACCCATAAGGGCCATCAGGGTGCGCATCGAGGTGCCTTCTTGTGCGTGCCAAGTCCCAAAGGAATGTCTGAGGCAGTGAAAAACATAACTGTCATCAATGCTAAGAAACCTTGTGAACTTGCGGAAGTTGTCAAGTAGCTGGTGACGGCTGACCCACTCATCACGAAAGATGAGACTGTTTTTGTTAACACCGTCTAGGCGGTGCTCCATCATCTTG